GCCGCCGCCTGGGACGCCGCCAGGGCCGCCGCCAGGGCCGCCGCCTGGGACGCCGCCAGGGCCGCCGCCAGGGCCGCCGCCTGGGACGCCGCCAGGGCCGCCGCCAGGGCCGCCGCCAGGGCCGCCGCCCCTGAGGGCCGATACGCCGCTGCGCGAGCCGCGGCGGATGCCGCCCTCAAGCCCACGCGCGACAAGCTGCAGGCGTCTGCGCACGACCTCTACCAGCGGATGATCGACGCGCAGCTCGACGTCGCGGTGCCGCCCTCGCCCACCGAAGCCGAGCACGCAGCGATGGGCCAGGAGGGCGTGCAGTGAACGCCATCGCCCACACCGCACCCAGCACCCTCGCGCTCGACGCGCTGGTCCCCTCGCCGTTCCAGTACCGCCGCACCGCCAGCGAGGCCGGCCTGGCCGAGCTGGCCGAGAGCATCCGCGCGCAGGGCCTGCTGCAGCCGCTGCTGGCCCGCCCCGCCACCGGGCAAGACGGCATGTACGAGCTCGTCTTCGGCCACCGCCGGCTGCAGGCCGCCGCGCTGGCCGGGCTGGACGAGGTGCCGGTCATGGTGGCCGCCATGAGCGACGAGCAGGCCCGCCTGGCGCAGATCGCCGAGAACCTCGAGCGCGAGGACGTGCACCCCATCGAGGAGGGCGAGGGCTTTGCCGCGCTCATCGCCGAGCACGGCCACACCCGCGAGCAGATCGCGCAGGCCTACGGCAAGAGCTTGAGCTACGTCACCGGGCGGCTGAAGCTCCTGCAGGCCGTGCCCGAGGTGCGCAAGGCCTGCCTGGCCGGCGAGATCGGCAGCGAGGTGGCGCTGCTGGTGGCCAGGCTGCGCACGCCCGAGCTGCAGGCCAAGGCGCTCGCGGCCATCAAGAGCCAGTACCTCGACCTGGGCGAGGGCGGCACCAGGAGCTACCGCCAGATCCGCGAGCTGCTGGCCGAGAAGTTCACCCTCGAGCTCAAGGGCGCGCTCTTCGACATTGACGACGCCGCCCTGGTGCCCGAGGCCGGCACCTGCACCGCCTGCCCCAAGCGCAGCGGCAACGCGCCCGAGTTCGAGGATCTGACGGCCGAGCGCCAGAGCCGGCACAGCAACCGCATCAAGGGCTGCGCCGACCTCTGCACCGACCCCGACTGCTGGGACGCCAAGACCAAGCGCCACCACCGCAACCGCGCCGAGGCACTGGAGCGCGAGGGCAAGACCGTCATCAGCGGCAGCAAGGCCCGCGCGGCCATCAGCGCCTACGGGGAGTTGAAGCCCGAGTACGTGCCGCTGAAGGACGTGCGCGCCGCGCTCAAGACCGTGGCCAAGACCGGCAGCACGGTGAAGCACGTGGCACCCATCACCATCCTCGACCCGCGCACGAACAAGACGCACGAGGTGGTGCTCGCCGCGGACCTGCAGGCCGCCGGCGTCAAGCCCGCCAAGCCCGCCGCCAAGGCCGCACCCAGCTATCGCGAGCAGGAAGAACGGTGGGCCCGCGAGCGCAAGGAGCGCGAGGCCAAGCAGCAGGCCGTCACCGAGCACAACCTGCGCGTGCTCAAGGCCGTGCACCAGGCGATCGACGGGCTCACCCCCGGCATGACCGAGCTGCGCCTCATCGCGCGCCACCTGGCCGAGATGATCGACCACAGCGACGACATGATCCCGCTGCTCGAGCTGTTCGGCTGCAAGGACGGCCGCGCCTTCACGGCCCTGCCCGACCAGCTCACCGCCGAGGGCCTCACGCGCTTCATCATCGTCTGCGCGGTCAGCGAGGATCTGTGCGGCGGCTACGGCGGCGAGAACCACGCCAAGGGCCTGCACACCTACGCGAAGCACCTGGGCATCGACGTCAAGGCTCTGGCGCAGACGCCTGCGAAGCCCGCCGCCACCCCTGCACCGGCTGCGCCGGCGAAGAAGAAGGGCAGCGCGGCCAAGTCGCAAGCACGCTACCGCAACCGCATGACCGGCGAGACCTGGAGCGGCAAGGGCCTGCAGCCCAAGTGGCTCAAGGCCGCGTTGGCCAACGGCCACACGCTCGGCGAGTTCGACACCCACCAGGCCGAGCTGGAGCTGGAGGCCGCCGAGCCGTGAACACCTGCAACGCCGAGCACCAGCAGCTCGTCGACGACTGCGCCAACCGCGCGCACCGGCTCACGCAATGGGAGGCGTATTTCATCGCGTCATGCAAAGAGCGCCTGGTCAACGGCCGCGCGCTCACCGACAACCAGGCGGCCCGCCTCAATGAGGTGTGGGACCGCGTGACGGACAAGGGGTGACGATGCGCAAGCACACCCCCCGCCGCCCCGTGAACCCCGTGCCCCGCTGGCTACGCCCGCGCCTCGCGGCCGACCAGGTGCTCGACCTCGGCCTCGTCCACTGGACCAACCTCGACACGCTGGCCAAGGGCGAGGGCACCGAGCAGCTGCTGTGGCAGGTGGTGGGCGGCGTCTTCACCTGGAGCCGCGTGGCCGACCTGCTGCACCAGGCCGACAGCCGCTTCGAGCCCGCCGTCGACGAGATGCGCGCCCAGCTCGAGCTGGCCACGCGCCTGGTGGAGCGCTACGGCGCCACCGGCCGCGTGATCTTCACCGGCACCGAGTACCAGCTCGCCAAGCGCGGCTGCGACGTGATGGACGCCCTGGCCCGCACCGTCGACCGCGCCACCGCCGTGGCGGCGGCCGAGTGGAGCGAGGCGAAGGTCAATGCGCTGGCTGGCACCGGCTGATAGCCCAGGCCGCTGGAGAAGTGCAGGCGCCACGCGCTGTGCACCCAAGTTACCGTGACGATCGTGCGCTTCATGCCCGACCCCTGCGCGTCAACTCACCGATCATCACGTCCTTGGCTGCCGAACTGCGCGACGTGCCGAAGCGGTAGGCGTAGATCGTGGTGCCGACGCCGGTGGCGAATCCGATCAGCCCGGCCACCTGCGCCCACACCTCGGGCTTGATGTCGCCCTTCAGTGCCTGGATGACGGCGATCGCGCAGACGAACAGCACCAGGCCGCCGAGCATCGCAAAGGCGCCGAACACCAGCGGGCGTGCCATGTCCCACGTCTCGCCGGACGCGCGCTTGGAGGCTGCCTCGCGCGAGCCCTCGTCCATCTCCCGGCTCTCCCGGTCCCACTGCGCCAGCTTGTCGAGCATCGGCGCCATGCGCTCGAGCGTGGCCAGCGCGTCCGACTCCACTTGCTGCGCGATCTCGGGCTCGCCTTTGGCGGCCACCACCGCCTCGATCGGGTCGGCCTTGCCGGTCATGGCTTTGGCCGCGTCGATGACTCCGTTGACGATCGGCGCGACAGCCTCGGGGTTGTCGATGTGGCGGTCCAGCTCCTTGGTGAGCTTCTCGCGGGCGAGCGGCGTGAACGCCTCGATCATGCTGCGGGCCAGGCCAGTGAGCAGCATCAGGGGGAAAGGTGCGGGCATGGTGGGCTCCTTTGGAAGCGGCAAAGCGACCGGCAGACGGCCAGGATCGGCCGCTGCGGGCCGATCGGCCTCGGGTTGGGGCTCGGGTGGCCGCCAGGCCGCCAGCGCCGCCCTGGCGCGCGCGCGGCGCGCCTGTCGATTGGCCAGCCCGTTCAGGCCGCCGTTGATGCGCTTGGTCTGCGCGATGAAGTCGTCGGCGTCTGCCGTGGCGTTGAGGTTGCGATCGTCCCAGTAGTCGGCCGCCGAGAGCGCGGCCCACTGCGGCTCGGCCAGCAGCTCCGGCTCGGCCTCGAAGTCGGGCACGCCCAGGTGCGGGAAGCGCTCGCGCAGCCGATCGCGCACGCGGGCGTGATTGAAGCGGCCGGTGGTCTGGATGCAACCGTGGCCCTTGAACAGCGCACCGTCGCCGCGCTGGGTGTTGCCCAACGTGAACGCCAGCCGGTTGCGCTGGAACTCGGGTAGCTTGGCCTGCTTGGCATCGGCCGGCCAAGGGGCATCGAAGTCGCGCTCGTAGCGCTGTTGCTGCGGCGTCGGCCCCCACAGCTCGATCGTCCAGCGCAGGCCACCCGACTCGTGGCTGATCTGCGCGAGGAAGTCAGCCTGGCGCGCGGGCGTGTCGATGCCGTAGAACGCCATCGCGGCCGACAGCGGCCCAGCGAAGCGCTCGGCATTGGCCGGCGTGCAGCCGGTGGCAGCGCGCAGCAGCTCAGGGCTCAAGGCCCTTCCCCCGCCGCATGCATCGGCTCGTCGGGCTCCGTGCCTGACAGCGGCGCGGGCTCGGCGTCGATCGACCTCACGCCCGCCACCAGCGGCACCAGCAGGCCCTGCACGCCTACCGCGTACTTCTCGGCGAGGGCGCGGTCGATGAACACGGCTTCACGTCCGCGCTTGGGCTGCACCAGCCAGGCGCGGATCGCGCGGCCGCTGCTCACGGCCCGCCCCTTCCGCCGACAACGTGGTGCAGTTGGTCGGTGTCCAAGTAGTCGGGCCGCGTGGTGTATGCGGGCGCCCCGGCGCTCCATGTGCGCATGCCCGACGACAGAAACGCCAGCAGCACCGCGTTGACCATCAGGTCGGCGACACCCGGCCAGTCGCCGAACAGCACCGGCTGCAGCATGCTCCCCATCGCCGCCGCGCCGAGCAGGCTGTACAGCGCCCGGAACAACTTGCGAGAGCGCTTGCTCAGGGCCGCGATGCGGCACAGGCACACCCACATGATGCCGCCGCAGAGCACCGCGTTGGCCAGCGCCATCAGGTACAGCTTGTCGCCCCAGCTCATTGCTGCTCTCCTTTGCGGGACGCCCATCGGTCGATGATCGAGCGCAGCACATCCAGCCCCCAGCGTCCCACGGCGGGCCAGTCGTGTCCGATGCCCGCGATCACCACCGCCACCGGGCCGAGCAGCCACTTGGACTCCCACCCCAACAACTGGCCCATGGCGATCGCTGTGGGCACCGTCACGATCAGCGCCCAGCCCATCATCAGCACCACATGCCCGAGCGTGCTCATGCGCGAGTCGGGGTCGCGCCGGCTGGCGCTCCATGCCGCACCCAGCGCCGCGCCGAGCAGGATCACCGCGTAGGGGCCGACCACCGCCGCCATCTCGGGGCCGAAGATGGCGCTGGCGATGGCGATGGCCACCGTTACCACGTCGATCGGGGGCGGTGGGGTGCTCATCGTGTCGCCAGGTGGCTCCGGTTTGCTTGTTCGATGGCCTCTCGGCTCTCGCGCTCGATCAGGCGGCGCAGCACGTCCAGCGGCAGGCGGATGGGCCAGGTGTAGTCGGGCAGCTCGCGCTCCACGTGCGTCACGTCGGCGATCTCATCCAGCACCTCAAGGCGCGTCATCGCTGACAGGTGGCCGCGCACCGCCCCCATCACCGGGCCCTCGTGACCAGCGGCTTGAGGTCCGCCATGCCGAGCCGGTCATAGCCGTGCATCACGTCCAGCCGCGCCAGGTGCGCGCGCAGGGCGCCGGGCTCGCGGGGCAGCGCGAGGTCGGCCCGGGCGCGCACGCCCACCCAGCGCAGGCCGGTGTGGCAGTCCCACACCAGCACGCCGGCGGCGCCCTCGGCGGCACGGCGGATCTTGCTGCCGTCGCCGCCGGCCTCCTCGGGCATGCAGGCGAGCGCGGGCGCGCACAGCGCGGCGAGCAGCAGGGTCAGGGCTTGAGCACGCATACGGCCACCTTGGTTCCCACGCCCTGCACGGAGCAGTAGCGCGTGTAGTTGCTGGGCGCGTAGCTGGCGATGACGCAGTCGCACGGCGCGCCCTGGGTGATGCGGCCGCCGTCGACGGCCAGCGTGGCCGGCGCGGTGTAGCGGTACGTGGGCCGCGTGCCGGGCGGGCTGGCGGTGGCCGGCGCCGGCGCGACCACCCACGCCGCAGACGTCTGCGGCGGCACCGGGGCGGCGCCGCACAGGCCGGCGCTGGGCGGCGCCATGCTGGTCGGGTGCGGCGGCTTGACAAGCTCCAGGCAGGCCGCGTGGCGCAGGGCCCGGAGCTCGTACTCGTCCACGCTGCCCGGCGCCGGCGAGGGCTCGGCCGCGAGCTCGAGGCGCGCCTGGGCGAGCGGATCGTCGGCCAGGGCGACGCGCGCCGAGGCCTCGGCATAGCGCGCCAGGTTGAGCCTGCGCGTGGGCACGGGCCCGTAGTTGGGCTTGTAGAAGCGCTCGCCTGTGGTGGTGTTGGTGGCGATCGGGCACCACCAGGCGTAGCCGGTGCCGACGTTGGCCACGGTGGCGCTGCGCACGCGGTTGGGCATGCAGTCCCAGGTGGCGTGGGAGGGCAAGCAGGCGAAGGATAGCGCTGCGAGCAGCGCGGCTCGGATGAGGTGCAGCCTGTTCATGAGTCTCCGAAAGTCGAGTTGGGCGCAATCGAGTTGCACCGTGAGCAAGTCCCTACGGCAGCCAAGCCCCCTCGACCGCCCGGCTGACGCGCTCCACGGTGGCGTCCGCGTGGGACGTCTCATAGATTGCCACGGTCTCGTAGTCGCCGGTGGCATAGGCCGCCGCGCCTTCGGCGCCGATGTACCAGTTGCGCGACTGGTAGTTGCCGGAGGGCAGCGTGCCACCGCTGCTCGACGACGAAGCGGTGAACTTGACCCCGCCCGAGAAAAGCACGTTCTTCAGCGCGCTCGTGGCCTCGCTGCGATCCCCGCGGAAGCACATCACCTGCCCCACGGGGTTGATGTCGTAGAGCTGCGTCGCGTAGTTGGAGCCGCCGTTGTTGCCCATGCCAACGCCCAACGTGTTGCTGTTGGATCGATAGACGATGAAGCCGCCCTGACTGTCATAGGCCGTTGAGTGGCCCACCACCATCGCGTAGGTGCCGGGGTCGACCTCGTTGTTGGCCACAACATAGACCGTGAAGGCAGAAGGCGTCCCGCTGGCGTTGACGCTCGACATCTGATCGTTCGAGCCGTCGAACGTGATGCCACGATCGACGGTTCCGGCGTTGACGATGCGCGGCTGATTGGCCTGCGTCGCCTGGGCAAAGTTGTTCCCGTTGCCGCTCTGGTCGTACCACGTCACGACGTAGGCGCTGTTGGCCCCCACAAACGACGCCAGCGCCGCGGTGTCGAGCACGCCGGAAGCGAAGCCGATGTCCTGCTCGGTGTTGTCGCTGCTGCGGCGCACGCGGATGCACGAGCCGGCATAGCTGCCCCGCAGGCGGCGCAGCGAGTACAGGCCCCACAGGCTCGTCAGGTTGTTGTCGAGCGCGTCGGCCGTCTGCGCAGGCTTGATCGCCGTCGAGATCGGCGCAATGTCTGTGGTGTGCCCCGCGTCGTAATGGAGCACTGTCCGGCAGGCCAGGCGTGCGTAGGAGCCGGACCCGCTGCTTGCGAGCCTCAAAGGACCAGCAGTGAGGTTGCCGGTCGACGCACTACCGTTGGTGCCGATGCTTCCTGCCTGCGCGCCGTTCAGGTAGACCTTGGCCTCGTCGGCCTCAGCCGACTCTGTCGTGTTGCCGACGAGGCAGATCGTTGTCGCGTGCGAAGTGAGCGCATCGTCAATCCGGTTACGCGCATTCTTGACGGCGGCTTGCGAGCGATAGTCGTCGCTCGAACCGCCTGCGGCGCTGCGCTCGTTGGATAGCTCGTAGGCGCCGTTGTCTTGCTGAAACAAGACACGGAACCCGGAGCCTGTCGGTGTCAGCGATCTTTCGCGCCCGGCCATGTAAGTCGTATAGCGATCTGTCGCTGTCGCGTTGGTCGCGGTGACAAGGTCGTCGTCGACCGCGTCGAAGCAGATCTCGTTCATGAACGTGCCCGCGTCGACGATCTGGGGCTGCTTGCTGTTGGTGGATTGCCCCAGGTCGCGCGCGTTTCCGCTCTGGTCATACCAGTAGCGGATGAAGCCGTCGTTCGCGCCGACGAAGCTGGCAAGCGCCGCGGTGTCGAGCGCCGAGCCGCTGAAGCTGATGTCCTGCTCGGTGTTGTCGCTGCTGCGGCGCACGCGGATGCACGGGCCCGTGTACAGGTCCCGCAGCTTCTGCAGGCCATAGGCGCCCCAGAGGCCGGTGGTGTAGCCCGCAAGCAGGCCTGTCTCAGCCGAGCCACCACCACGCGGTGTACCCAGCCCTGCGGGCAACGTGAAGAAGCCCCTTGAAGGCCGCCTCAAGGCGCGACGCAGCGTCATGCCGCCGAGTCCCCGGCGAACACGTACTCAGCCGCCGAGCCGCCCGAGTTGGCGCGCACATAGATCGTGCCCTCAGCCCACTGGCCGGCCAGCTTGGTGTGGCCTGCGCGGTTGCGCTGCGTCCCGCCGCTGCCGGCCGCCAGGGTGACCTGGCCAGCGCCGCCCTGGACGATGGTGCAAGCGAAGCCTTTGGCCAGGGTGGCCGGCACCGTGAGCGCGATCGCCGCGGCGTTGACCAGCTCGACCACCTTGCCGCTGTCGCTCGCCACCAGCGAGTAGCTGGTGCCCGTCTGGGTGTTGATGTTCGCCTTGTAGCCGTGCAGGGCGTCGTCGTCGTCGATCGTCACGCCGCTTTGCTGCACGCCGCGCGCGCCGCCGTCGCCGCGAACGATGGTGTTGTCGGCCACCACGGCGGCAGCGACCACCGCGTCGGCCGGCACGCCGGCGCCGGCAAGGATGTCGGCCACCGTCGTGCGGTAGGTGTCCCACTGCGTGATGGTCACCGACTCGCCGGCAGCGTCGTCGACGATCACGTCGCCGTCGGCGCCACCGATCGTCAGCTTCCCGACGGCGACGGCCGTCACGTAGGCGCCGTGGATGTTGTTGGCCGCGTTGCCGGTGAAGCCCGTGACGCGCACACGCTTGCCGCTTGTGAAGCCGGCCGTCACGAAGTTGCCCGCCACCGTGTTGTACGAGTTGTCGCTCGCCAACGCACTCAGGTCGGTGCGCGTCATCGTCACCGTGGCCGAGAGCCGCGACACCTCCACCAGCTCGTTGCCGGTCAAGGTCCCTGCGGCCGTCATCTGGCTGATTGCCTTTGCCATCGCTACTCCTGTTCTCTGATCTCGTCACCCTCGGTCACACGCACCTCGTCGTCCTCGGTCACTCGCCCATCGGCCAGGTAGAGGAAGTCGATGGCGTGCCGCTGCCAGCTTTCGAAGCCGTCGCGTTCGCTCCACAGCTCGACGCGCACCTCGCCCACGTAGGCGGTGGACAACGTCGTCGTCGTGCCCGACACGCCGGTCACCGAATCGAGGACGGCCTCCGTGTCGGTGCGGAGCAGGCGCGCGCTGTAGGTGGTGCCCAGCTCGGGCCCGACGCTGGCAGCCTCGGTGTCCACCAGCTGGTCGGCCTGCAGCTCGCGATCGCGGTGCGCCCACGTCACGTCGATGCCGGGGGTCTCCACGGTTGCCGGTGCGGCCAGGCCGTTGATGCGCACCAGTCCCGGTGGATAAGGCCTCGCGGCGCGGCTGTCGAAGGTGGCGCTGGCCACCGGCGCCTCGATGAGGTCGAGGATGGCCGTGCCGGTGCGCGTGAGCAGCTTGGCGTCGACCGTCTCACCGTCGACGTACTCCAGCGAGTCGGCGCTGGCCCACGCGTCGTAGAACCAGATGCGCTCGCCCGCGTCGTGCGCCTGCGGCACGGTGTCGGCACAGCCGCGCGCGAGCGTGAGGGTGCCGGCGTCGGCGTCGATCGCGTCGACGCGGACGATCTCGGCGCCCCACAGCGCTGCGGTGCCCACCTCCACGCGATCGAGCAGCGACGCACCCGACAGCGTGAAGGCCGTGTCCGGGCGGCCGGCGGCTTCCACCACCAGCGCGGTGGGGCACCAGTCGAAGTTGCCGATCGCAGCGTACTCCGCGGTGGCGACCCGGGTGTTGAGTTCGTAGTTGACGCCCGCGCCGGGTCTCGCGGCCACCACGGCCAGGTACCCGGCGTCGTCGGCCAGCGCGGCCAGGTCGCCGGCGCCGAGGTTCTGCACCAGCTCGACGTAGGGCGCCTCGAAGGCGAGCTGGTCGACGATGGGCAGCGGCGTGGTGCTGGGCGGCGCGATCGGCGGCTGGCCGCTGACGTACACCGTCTCGGGCATGCCAAAGACGTCCTGCAGCGCGGTGATGCTGATGGCGCCGCTGCGCAAGGTGCCGCGATCGATCTCGCCGACGAGGCACACCATGTCGGCGATGCCGCGCGCTGGCGCCTGCAGCCTGAAGTACGTGCCGACGCGCCAGGCGTAAGGCTTGCGCGTGGTCTTGAGCTTCAGGCGCAGCAGCGGCGAGGCGCGGCTGCGCAGCTCACGAGCGGCCACGCGCTGCGCCAGGGTCTCGGTGGGGATGCACCGGTGCTCGAGCTTCTGAGCGTTGACGCGTCCCACGGCCTCGATGGCGCCGAGCGCCTGCAGCGGCACAGTGGTGCGCTCCTGCTTCAGGCCAGGGTCCATGTACTTGACGCTCACCTCGTTGACGGCGTCGTCGATGACCCAGGGCTCCTCTTCGTACTCCAGGATGTCGTCGTCGGTCAGCACCGGCAGGCTCGCGAGCACGTAATCGCCACGCACCAGGTCGAGGAACCACTCGCCCGTAGTGGGGTCGCGCGTGCAAGAGCCGGCGATCGCTGCGCAGATTCGCTGGATGAATTGCTCGATCGAGTCGCTCTGCGGGTTGTAGGTAGGGCACAACCCGAAGCCCTCGGCGAACAGCGTGTCAGCAGCGGCCGTGAAGCTCGCAGCGTTGACCAGCGCCGTCGGCTCGCCCTGCATCAGCTCGTGCGTGAGCGCGTCGTAGATGATGTGGGCAGGGTTCATCCCCACGAGCTCGGCCGAGCCGGCAGCGGAGCGCAGCAGGATGTCGTCGAAGAAGCCGGGGCCCGTGGTGTCGGTGTCGCCGTCGAGAATGAAGTCGAGCTGGTTGGCGGCAAAGGGTGTCTTTGCTGCGGCGAAGGTGTGCTCGGCCACCAGCGCGTTGGAGGTGTCGTTGTAGATCCGGCACGTGGTCTGGCCGGCACCGTCGCCGATCGACAGCTCGACGCGGTACCACTCGCCGGGCGTGAGCGCGGCCGAGCCGATCAGCGACGTGTCGCCGCCCAGGTTGATGAAAGGCCTGCGCAGTGCGTCCGACTCGTCGTGCCGCATCGGGATGAAGATCATCTGCGACACGCCGCTGTTGGCAAGCTGCATGTAGATCGAGTCGTTCAGGTTCGTCGTGGTGAACCGGAACCGCGCGCGCACGGTGCGCACGCTCATGGCGGGGATCGAGCGCCGGATGATCTCGTTGGTGCCCGAACCGGTGTAGGCCGCGCCGAACATGGCACCGCCGACGACCGAGAAGAACGACCCGGTGCCGCTCACCACGTTGTAGAGCTCGAAGCTGCCGGTGGGAAACGTCTCCTGAAACTCGACGGCGTCCACTGCCACCGACACGCCCAACGGAACCGGCGCCGTGGCCGGGTACCAGGGATCGTCGTCCTGCCAACCCGCCAGGATGCGCTCGACCAGCAGGCTCAGCGCCTTGGGGTACGGGTTCATGGCGCCGAAGCGCCCGCCCTTCCACAGCACCGCGACCACGCCACGGTGCGCCGACGCGTCGGGTCCGACCTGCGAGGCCACGGCCGTGTTGACCGCCTGGTCGCCGGCGCCGAGCATGACGTCGAGATCGCCCTGAATGCCACCCTCGGTGCGGTCGCCGCCCCAGAGCTGCGGGCGGTCGATCGTGATCGTGTCGTTGGCCTCCACGCGCCCGGACCAGGCGTCAACGTCGGCGCCGCGGATGCGCACCAGCGCGTCGACCGGACCCTGGCAGACCGGCATGTGAAAGCTCGGGCGGTACCAGTAGCCGACGGTCTGGCTGCGGCTGCCGCTGCTCATGCAAGCGCTCCGTGCTCGCCCGCGCAACGGTGCGCCCACTGCACCAGCGCGACGGCCAGACCGTCGCCGGTGGCCAGCAGCACCTCCTCGTCGCAGCCCTCGCGCGCGAAGGCGCGGAAGTCGAGGCCGTGGCGCTCGAACCAGCGGCGCGACTGCGGCAGGCAGTAGCCCGGGCGCGCGTTGAAGGTGGGGATCGTGCGCAGGTGCTGCAGCGTGATCTTCATTTCTTGCGCGACCTGCGACGGATCGGCTCCGGCGTGTTGTTCACCCAGCCGGCGATGGCGGGGTCATCGATCCACACCGTGCCGTACACGCGCACCAGCTGCTTGCCGTCCTTGGTCTCCGGCGCCTGCCCTTCCTGCGGGTCGGGCGCCTGGGGCTTGGGCAGCAGCGCCAGGACAATGAAACTTGCCACCAGCGCGATCAGCAGCCAGCCGAACCAGGCCAGGGCCTGCACGGGCTCGCCCGGCGCCGGCGGCGGACGCATCAGCTCGTGCGCCACCACGATCGCCGCGCTCACGGTGGCCGCGCACCACACGCAGACGAGCAACTCGGTGCGGTACTTGTCGAGCGCCCAGTAGCGCAGCAGCCACCCCCAGCGCCGCAGACGCCTGCGAATCACGCTCACCATGCCTGGCTCCGCACCATCGGCTCGTTGGTGGGCAGGTTGGGAAAGCCCGGATAGTTGATCTCGTTGCCGAAGGAGATGCACGCGGCGCGGTCGTGCGCGCAGTTGGGGTAGGCGGTGACGGACAAGGCCAGAGCCAAGTCGGTGGCGCCGTAGTCGATGGTGATCACGCTGCCCACATGCGTGCGCACGTTGCGCGCGTCGGTGAGGCCGTCGGCGCGCAGCCACTCCACCGAGCCACCGGCCAGGTTGCGGGGCGCGGTGCCAAAGGCTGCGGCGGTGAGGCTGAGCCCCGACACAGCGCTCAGCGTGGCGGCCACGGCGTGCGTGGCCTTGACCACGTTGCACAGGCCCACGCCCTGGCTGTACAGCGGCACCCAGCAGCCGCGCTGCACGATCGGGATGCGGCCGTAGGCGTTGCCGCGGCGGAAGCTCGGCTCGCAGCGCAGCTCCATCTCCACGTCGCCGTACTTGGGCGCGATCACGCGGCCGAGCCAGTCCACGTTGATCTGGGCGTCGCCGTCGCCGATGTGCGTGGTAGCCACGCGCACCTGCACCACCTGGCCGGGCGGGTACGGGCGCCACCAGGCGCCGAGCTCCTGCGTGGCCGGCGCATCGAGCGCCGCGGCGGCGGTGGGGTCGAGCAGGTACGGGGCCTTGATGGTGAGGTCGTTTTTCGGCCGCTCGGCGCTCTCGCGCACCGCGCTGTGGCTGATGCCGCGCACGGCGGTGTAGGTGTTGCCGCCGATCGTGAGGTTCTCGGCGTGGCTGGTGTAGCGGCGCACGAGCGCGCCGCGGGTGAAGGTGTAGAGGGCCACCTTGCGGCCGAGGAAGCGGGAGAGCTCGAAGGCGGCGAAGGTCACTCCGGCGTCTCCTCGCAATCGACTACCACCACGGCGCCCAAGCCGCGCTGGTGCTCGATCTCCACGCGGTCGGCCGAGTGGCGCATGTGGTGCATCAGGCTGATGCGGTCCATCTGCGCCAAGCTCACGGCCACGCCGAGCGCGGCGTCGATGGTGAGCACCTCGCCGCCGCCACCCGCAACGGCCGCAGAGACGCGCCGGTAATAGCGCGCGCCCGCCGTGGTGCGAATCATGATGTCGCGCGGCTCGGTCATGCCGGCCCAGCCGACCGCGCGCACCGTGATCGTGGTGGCGCTTGAGCCGATGGGCGCCAGCAACTCGAGGTCGCGTGCCCAAGTGGGCAGCCAGAACGGCACGGCACGGCCGCGGCGGGCGTGCAACCAGCGCCGCACGGCCCACAGCTCGGCAGCGCTGGCCACGTCCCAGCGCACGCTGGCGCGCTCGATAGTCGCGTCGTAGCGCGCGGCGTAGTACGGCTGCAGGTCGCCCACCGGCTGAATGGCGAACTGCGCACCACCGGCCAAGCCGCCGGCGACGATAGGCACGTCGGTGAGCACGTCGGCGCTGCGGTAGGTATCGAGGCCGGTGGGCGCGGTGAGCACGGCACCCACGGGCACGGTGAAGCTGATGTCGGCCGAAGGTTCGTCGGGGTCTTGCAGTTCGGTGCCCAAGCCTTCGAGCGCGTGCGCGGCGCGCAGCGGGGCAACGACGGCCGCGCTGAAGGGCACGGTGGTGACACTGGCAAGCGTCAGGCTGCCCGCGGCCACGGTGTTGATCTCGACGGCCTCGAAGGTCTCGTCGTCCTGCCACAGCAGCGCGTGGCCGCCGGCGCGGTAGTCGCTCACCGTGGTGTCGAAGGTGAGCGTGCCGGTACCGGCCGGCACGGCGCCCAGCGTGGTGTGCTCGGGCCACACCGGTACGCCGAACTCGCCGCGGCCCACGCTGCGCACCAAGTGGCGGGCGCGGGTGAGCTGGCGCGGCGTGAACGCATGGCCGAAGCGGAAGGCCTGCTGCGGCAACGGCAGCAGCTGACGCCGCTGCTCCGAGCCACGCGCGCGCAGGGTGTCGGTGGCCCAGACGATCGACTCGCTCATGCGCGCCAGAGGCACGAAGGGCCAGGGGGTCACTGCGCCAGCGACTCGCGGTTGTTGCGCACGTGGTGCACGATCACGCGCTCGCCGGCCGCGCCGGCCAGGGCGTCGGCGAGCTGGTCCTCGCCGAAGGCGACGATGACGCGCATGGGCGGCATGGACGCGCCCGCAGACGCCTGCGACGACTCCAGCAGGCGCGCCGTGTCGGCACGGCTGACCACGCGCGCCGGGCCCTCCACGATCTCGGGCCCGAACTCGCCCGCGATGCCGAACTGGCCGGCCGGGATGCGGCCGCCCTTGTCGAAGGCGCCGGCGAAGTTGGTGCTGGTGATGGAGCTGATCAGGCCCGCCACCGCCGAGGCGACGGCGGCCATGGCGCCCAGGTTGGCCGGGAAAGGCGCGCTGGCCGCCGCCTGCGCGATGGCCTGGTTGAGGCTCAGCGTGGCCTGCGCGATGGCAAAGGCCTTCTGGATGGCGAAGAGCGCCTTGTAGGCGCGGCTCTGCTCGCCGCGGTTGGTCTTGGCCAACTGCGCCAGGCCGGCAAAGGCCTGCTGCGCCGAGCCGAGCGTGGCCATGTTGGTGGCGGCCTCGCGTTCGGCCTTCTGCTGCGCGGCTTGCTCATCGAGGCGGCGCAGCAGCTCGTGCTTTTCCAACTCGGTGAGCTCGGCCGCTTTGAGGATGGCGGCTCGCCGGCGGTCGTAGGAGCGCTGGATCTCCTCCTCCTCAGTCAGCAAGCTGGCCGACAGGCTGTCGTACGCCGACTGACGCATGGCCTCCTGGTCGGCCGCCGCCTTCTGCATCGCTCGGTTGAACGTCTCCTGGCTGATTGCGCCATTGAGCAGCAGATAGACGAGGTTATCGACCTGGTCGGCGTACCGTTCGGCAGAGGTTCGGGTGGCCTCGTACAACTGAGCCCCCTCGGCCATCCTGTCGCGAAGATCTTGATCCGCCTTTGCAGTTTTCTCAGCTTGTTTCTGCACGGACTCAAGTGCGGTGCGCCACGCGATGTACTCGCGCAGCTGGTCGCCCGTCTGCGCGGTGCGGCTGAAGGAGATGATGTCTTTGGTCTTGTCGCTGGCGCCGAACTGGTCGACCTGGTCCTTCAGCGCCTGGATCTGGCGCTGCGCGTCGTCGTAGAGCTTCTTCTGCTTGTCCACCTCCTGGCGGACCATCTTGGTGGCCGCCGTCATGGGCGCGGCCAGGCTGCCACCCGTGGCCGGCGCCTTGGCCTCGGCCTTGGCGGCGGCATCGCTCCAGATCGCATCGAGCGCGGCGGCGTAGCGCCGGTCGGACTCCAGGAAGTCGGCGCCGACCTGTTTGGCGATCTCGAACGCCTCGCTGAAGCGCCCACTGAAAAGCGCCACCAGGCTCGCGCCTACGCCGCCGATCATGGTGCCCAGCGTGTCGAGCACGCCCACCACGATGGTGCCGGCAGAGAGCAGCAGCCGCACGCCGGTGGCGCCGGCCTTGGCGGCGGTTTCGAGCGAGCCGGTGTTCTTGGCCGTCTCGAGCACCTGCGTGGAAAGGTTCGACAGCGTAGGCAGCAGTTCGCGCGCGATGCCGTTGACCAGGCCTTCGCGCGCCGCGTCGATGCGCGACAGGTTGTCGTTGAACACCTCGGCGCTCTTGGCGGTGTCGCCGGCCAGCACCACGCCCAGCTTGGCCGCCTCGGCGCCCATGTCGGCGATGCCGGCGCTGCCGCTGTTGAGCAGCGGGATCAACTGCGCACCGCTCTTGCCGAAGATCTCGGTGGCCAGCGCCGTCTTCTCGGCCGAGTCCTTGTAGCTGGCGAACTTGTCGGCCACCTCGCCGAGCAGCTGCTCCTGGCTCTTGAGCGTTCCGTCGTTGTTCTTGACGTTGATGCCCATGGCCTTGAACGCGTCGGCCGCGCCGCCAGCGCCGTTGGCCGCCTCGACGCTGTTCTTGGCGAACTTCACCAGCGTGCTGGACAGTGCCTCCTGCTCCACGCCAGCCAGCCGGCCGGCGTAGGCGAGCGCGGTGTAGCTCTCCACGCTCATGCCCACGGCCTGCGCCTGCTTGCCGGCCGCGTCGGCCGCGTCGATCGAGCGCTTGACCATTACGGCGATGCCGGTGGCCGCCACGGCGGCGCCAGCGGCCACGGCCGCGCCCATCTTGGCCGCGTCGGCGCCCAGGCGCGCGAGCTGCTGCGCCGAGCGGCCGATGTCGCTGGTCCACTTGGCGGTGTCAAGCGCGAGGCTGACGACGAGGGAGCCGAGAGAGCCGGCCATGCGGTTACCCCTTGCCTTTTCTGCTGCGGCGAGCCAGCTCGTCGAAGCCCGTCTTCAACGAGCCCTTCTTCCCACGCGATGCCATCCCCACGAGCACGGCTTCGTTCTCGTCGTCGGTGTTGTGCTTCTCGGGCGGAGGTTCGGTCTTGAGCTGACCGTAGGCCATCCACTCAGTGAGCTCGGCGCTGCTGGTGCGTGCCAGCAGATCGGCCACGGTCATGCCGAGTCGCTCGGCGAGGGCGAAGTAGAAACGCCGGACGGGCCGGCGGCGGAGTTTCCCTTGGCGTCTTCCAGCGCCTCGGGCATGAGGCCGTTGAGGCGTTGCGCCACGCGGGCGCAACGGTCGAGCGCCACCGCGCTCTTGGCGCCCAGGGCCTGCACGTCGGCGTCGGTGAAGAGGCGCTGGCCGGCCTCGTCCACCGCACACATGGCCACCAGACGCGCGCGGATGTTGCGCACGTCGGCCTTGCTTGCCTTGCCCGCCTTGCCCTCGGCGGGCACGAGGCTCTGCTCCCAGGCGTCTCGCTCGGTGCCGGTCATGCTCTTGATTGAGACACTGCCGCCCCACTCGGGCACCTGCACCTCCTCGCGCGCCAGATCCTGCACGGCGAGGATGGCTTCGCGCGTGAGTGCGGCCATCAGTACTGCACCCCGAGGTCGGTCACGTCGCCGGTGATCTCCATCGTGACCTGGCCCTCGATCACGCCGTCGACGTCGGACGCCTCGGGGATGCTGAGCACGTAGGCCTCGAAGAAGAAGGCGCGGCCGGTGCTGCGCACGTACTTGAATCGGCGCTTCTGGCGGTCGGCCTTGGCAGCGCGCAGCTCGAGGTGGGTGCCGGGCTCGGGCTCCTCGGTGAAGCGGCAGTTGAAGGTGCACTGGCCCTCGTCGGGCAGGCCCATGCGCTTCTCCTTGGAGGTGCTCATCAGATCGGTTACGTCCTTCACGGCGGCGGAGCCGGTGCGGAAGTTGATCTGGCTGACTTCCTCGACGACTTCCCACGAGTCGCTCGACGAGGACGATGGCGAGTCCGCCATGTCGATGCGGAGGTGGGTGCCTTGGGCTTCTGCGGCGCGGTCGCTCATGGTGATGTTTCCTTTGAAGGACAAGTGGCCCACACGCGGTGGGCCGGGTTGCGGAACTTGGGCAGGGGCTAGGAGCTGCGTTCCCAGCAGTGGTAGTCGGCGCTCTCGCGGTACACGCCGGTCTGCGGCTCGTAGGCGCTGAAGCGGCTTTTCAGGCGGCCCTTGAAGGTGGCGGCGCCCATGAGGCGGCGCACTTGCATGGCCAGCAAGGCGGCGCGCTCGGGGCTGCCGGCCCAGCAGTCCACCTGCACGCGCACCAGGTCCAGGAAGCCCGCGGGCGGGTGTTCGAGCGTCTGGTCGGGCTGCGTGGTGACGCGCTGGAAGGTGATGCGCGGCAGCGGCGCGGCCGAGGGCGCGAGCACGGGGTACACGCGCTCCTGCGCGTTGGTGGGCCAGTCTTCGCTGCTGGTGCTGGTGCTGCTGTCCACATCGCCAGCCAGCGCGAGGAAGATGTCAGATTCGAGCACCGTCCACCCCTGCCTTGACCTTGGCCGCGTAGGCCTCGATGCGCGCGCGCAGACGTTTGCGCAGCGCCTCGAGCTGCTGGCTCTTGGTGCTCTCGAAGCCCGGGCGCAGGAAGGGGCGCGCGGCCATCTTCTGCGTGCCGAACTCCACCCACCACCAGTAGTAGGGGTCGTTCGGGTTGTCGGCGCCGCGCTGGCCGCCGGCCTTGCGGAAGGCCGCACGCTGCCGGCCGGTGAGCGGCTTGACGCGCACGATGACCTCGTGCCAGCCCTGCGCGGGCTTGCTCAGGCGGCTGCGGCTGGCGCGGATGGCCGCGCGCACCGTGCCGGGCTTGCGCCCGCGAGCCGTGCCCTTGAGCACGGGCGCGCGGCGCTTGGCCTCGTCGCGCACCTTGCGCGCAGCGGCGTTGAGGCCCTGGAAGGCGGCGTTCTTGCTGACATCGACCGGCAGCCCCTGCAGGCCGGCCATCAGCGCCTTGAGACCGCGTACTTCGACGGTGGCGGCCATCAGGCGACCTCCAGGTCGGCGGCCGGGCCGGGAAGACTGGCCAGGATCTCCAGGCCCTCGCGGCGGCCCAGCTCGGCGATGTGCTGGATCTCGTACACGGTGGCGCCCTCCTGCACGCGGGCGCGGGTGTCGAAGCCTTCGAGCCAGCGGATGCGAAACTTGCACTGCGCGGTGGCGGTGGTCTGCGCGGCGGCGATGACCTCGCGGCCGCTCAGGTCGCGCCGCTCGGCCCACACTTCGGCGAGCAGGCTGTAGCCAGGGATGGCGCTGCCGGCGCTGCCGCGCGCGGGGTTTGCCTCCGGCACGAGGATGCTGATGCGGCGGTCCATGCGCCAGCCTTGGACGGTGCTCACAGATAGAGCTCCGCGTCCTCACCGACCCAGCAGCGCAGCAGTGCGCCGCAGGCGTCTGCGGTGCCGCGGAACTCGCCGCGGTGGCCCATGCCGATGCCGCCGCGGCCGGGCAGGCCCTTGATGCCGACGACACGGTGGCCGTCGAAGACGATGCCGCGGCCGTGGCGCTTCCACAGCTCGAGGTCGATGAACTTGGGGTGCGTGCCGACGATGGCGCGCAGCCACGAAAGCGCCCGGCCGCGCAGCGCGGTGCTGCACAGGCTGGCGTGTGTAGCGTTGGAAAGCTGGCGGCCGATGCGCGTGGCCACGTTGTAGTAGCGCGCGCGGCCCTCGCCCACGAGCTCGGCACGGTCGAGCTCGGCCAACGCGTGGGCCAGCCAGTCGGGGGCGTACCAGTCGTCGTCTTCGATGACGAGCACGCGCGCGTCGTCACCGATGCGCGCCAAGCCGGCGGCCAGGTTGCGGGCCTGGGTGTTCTCGCCGGCGCGCCAAAAAGGCTGCGGGCGCACCACGTCGAGCGACCAGCCCTCGCGCGCGAAGGTGATGGGCTGGGCGGCCTCGCCATCGTCGACGATGACCCAGCGCACGGCGCCGGCGTAGGTCTGCCGCTGCATCAAGCGCTCGCACAGCGTCCAGGCCTGCGGGCGCGCGCCGGTGGCGGTGAGCAGGGTCAGCATGGCTTCTGCGCCGCCGCGAAGACGTGCACAGGGCAGCGCAGCCGCTTGATGCCGGGCTCTCCGTGATCGTTGAGCGCGAACTCGACCTGGCCGGCCGTGGCGATGGACAGCCAGCCGAAACCGGCATCCTTGAGCAGGACATGCAGGCCGCTCTCGGTGAAGCGCCAGTAGTCGGCCGGGAAACCGTGAATCGGGAAGGCGGTGAGCGTGGTGACGATGAGCCAGCCGCCCGGGCGCAGCACACGGTGCAGCTCGGGCAGCGCGCGCCAGGGGCGCTCCACGTGCTCGAGCACCTCGCTGCACACCACGCCGCTGAAGCGTTCGCTCCACTCGGCCGGCAGGGCGTGCGCGTCGGCCACCTGGTCGACGTTGGGGCCTTCCTGCATGTCGGTGCACAGCCACCGGCCGCGCGCAAGATCGCGCGCGGTGACCCACCAGGCGCGCGGGTCGTGCATGCGCGCGCCGAGCTCGAGCACGTCGTCGCCCAGGCGGTCGGCGTGCTGCTCGATCCAGCCGCGCACGCGGCCGCGCACGCTGTCGCGCGGCAAGGTGTGCGGCGTCATGCGGCCGACCTCTGCTCGACGATCGGCAGCACGTCTTCGAGCGCGACGCGCGCAAACGCCTCGTGCGCGGTCTCGCGGCTGGCGTTGAGCACCTCGACGCCCTGCTCTCGTGCGTGCACGGCCACGGCGGCAAAGCGCTCGGGCCACTTGGGCAAGCTGCCGCAGTTGCCGAGCAGGCCCACCGGGTGGTCGCCGTGCCAGTGGGTGCGGCCGTCGGCTGCAAAGCGGCCGTCGTAGCCGAGCAGGATGACGCGCCGCGCGCCGGCCAGCACGGCCAGCGAGATGGCGGCGCAGCCGGCGTTGCGGAAGGTGTTGAGCTTGAGCGCGCCGAGGTACTGCGCGCCGAAGCGCCTGCCCGAGGCCTCGCCGGTGACGCAGTGGCCGCGGAAGACGCGGCGCACCTCGCGGTGGTGCACCTGCCACCAAGTCCAGTCGTGGCCCAGCAGGACGGTGGCCCAGGGGCAGCGCTGGTAGGTGGTGTTGGTGACGATGGTGGGCAGGCCGCTGGCGCGCACGCGCACGCAGTCGGCCTCGGTGAGGCTGGGGCCGCTGGCGATGCAGACCACGGTGCCGCGCAACTTGTGGAGCCAGTCCACCTTGATCACCTGGGCGAGCTTCTCGAAGCGGCGGTTCATCATCACGCGCACCCCAGGCGCTCGCGGTAGGGGCGCAGCAGCGCCTCGGCGCCGCGCTGGTAGTCCTCGCGCTTGGCGGGGTCGCCGTCGTAGTCGGCGCGCACCAGCAGGATGATGGCGTTGAGCACGTCGGGCATCACGCCGTCGTCTTCGCTGCTGGTGCTGCTGCTCGAGCTGCTGCTGCTCGAAGAGCTGCTGCCGTCGCCGTCATCGGGTTGAGTGGGCAGCGCGGGCAGGCCCATGAAGCGCAGGGCTTCCTCGGTGGCGCTGCGCAACAGCAGCGTGAGGCGCGCGTCGTCGGCGGTGTGGCTCACGCGCAGGTGCTGCTTGATGTCGGCGAGCGTGAGGCTCATTTGCCGCCCTTCACGACGAGCTGCCAGCCTTCGGGCGGGCGCTCGCCGCCCTTGTGCAGCCACACGCTGCCGCCCCAGGTGACCAGGTCGCCAGCGGCGTAGGCGTCGCCGGCCTTCCAGGTGCCGCGATAGATGGGCAGGCCCGGCAGCTCGACGCGCTTCGTGACGATGCGCTCACCGCAGCGCACGGAGAGCGTGAGGGTGCGCTCGTCGATCGACGCGTCGAAGTCGTCGAGGCTGAGGCCGGGATCGCCGGCGTCGCCGCGGTCGCCTTTCTCGCCGCGCTGGCCAGGCTCGCCGTCGCGGCCGTCGCGGCCATCGGCGCCGGCGGGGCCGCGGTCGCCGCGGTCGCCCTTCTCGCCCTTCTGGCCGGGCTCGCCGTCGCGGCCATTGGCGCCGTCGCGGCCGTCGCGGCCGGGCGTGCCGTCGGCACCGCGCTCGCCGGGGGCACCGTCCTTGCCGTTGATGCCGTCGCGGCCTGGCGTGCCGTCGGCACCGCGCTCGCCGGGGGCACCGTCCTTGCCGTTGATGCCGTCGCGGCCGGGCGTGCCGTCGGCACCGCGCTCGCCGGGGGCACCGTCCTTGCCGTTGATGCCGTCGCGGCCTGGCGTGCCGTCGGCACCGCGCTC